AGCGAGGGCCGAGATGATCAGTAGTTGTCAGAGAACAGAATTGGACATCAGGAACCGGACAGCCATCCGGCGCCCATGTAGCGGCACGTCAGGATCGGGGTAGTCGATCGGCGTGAAGTCGAGGATGCCCGTGATCAGATGCGTGCGACCCTGGACGGTATTGACCGGCGCGTTGGAAATCGCCGTCAGAAGCGCCAGGATCAGATTCGTTGTCGCCGCCAGCCGGATCGCGTCGGCGTCATAGACGATGATGTCGACCATGTGATCGGTGACGAACCGGTTGCCACTGGTGCCCTGTTGGCGAATGGCGTAACTGCCACCCGTTCCCAGAAGCACGTAACGCTCCGGCGTGCCCTCGGGTGCGACGACACCGATGTGAATGTCATTGCCGCGCGCGGATAGTTGCTCGTCGAGGTAGGCCTTGACCGCGATTAGGGGATCTACGGCGGCGCCGATGACGGTCATTTGCGCTTCTTCTTGCTCGGCTTGCCTTCGTGGCCTTCGCCGTACTGGTCGGCAATCGCGGGCAGGATGCCGTCCTTGCGTTCCGCGTGGATGGCCGGGCCGTTGACCGCCCAGATGTATCCGCGGGCACGGCTGCGGCCGACGTTCACGCCTGTGCCGTAGATCGCCGGGATCGGGCGCCCACCCTGCTTCTTGTCGAGGTGTCGCTTGCCGACAGTCATGTTGGCCACCCGGGTTGCCTCGTCGGCGATTTCGCCAGCGATCTGGGCTAACAGCGCCTGCGTCTCGGGAGACTTGGCGATCTCCTGCGCGATCTGTCGCGGCGTCATGTTAGGCACCGTCAACCCTCCGCAACTGCACCGTGAATCCGGGCTTGAAGCCGTGCCATCCGGTGTTGTGATTCAACGGTTCGCCATCGACCTCATACTTGATGCCGTCGATGATCACCGCGTCGGATGACTTGAAGTCGTCCGTGGGCGACAGCAGTTTCAGGTCCGACACGGTTCGACCAGTGAACTCGGCGACGTAGCGTTCCTCTTGCGAGGTGGGCTGCCAGCCATGCACACGAACCGACTCCGTCGATTCGGCGTAGGTCGGTTGCCCCAGCGCGTCCTCTCCGTTGCGTGTGCGGCGAATCCGCTGCACCGTGAACGGCGTAGGGAACGTCACCAGCGCCCCGGCCAGAGTCGCCAGTCCCAGCCCCAGTCGTCGATCCAGCGACGGCGGTCGTCATCCCAACGGGCGATGATCGCCGTTCCAGCGACGGGCCGATACGATCGTGCCTCGCACTTCTCGTCTTCGGTGAGGATGGCCGTGGATGACACCCATGCCGCCCCCTTGGCCCGGTAGTCCGAGCCGGCGGTAAGGTCGGTGAACTTCGACTCAGCCGAGCCCGGCTCAACAGACAGTCGGCGGCCGACGATGGCCGCGATTGCCGCCTTGACCGCCTCCGGGGGTTCTGGGGCGGTGTAGGACACGTTGACGATGACGCCCGACGGAAGCGCCCAGTTGTTACGGGCGATCTTCAGCCGTGCGCCGTCAGACACCAGGACCGACAGTTCTTTGCCGTCGCGGTCTTCGACAGTGGGCGCTACGTCGTCGGCGGGCGAGTCAGGCAAAGTGACCCACCCGCCGACGACAGTGCACTGCACACGGACCGGACCAGATGCGAAGTCCCGCTCCGCCTCACGGAGGAACGCGCGTTCCACCCGCGCCAACTCCATCGGCAGCCGCTTCTGCTGACTGTCGGTGAGGCTGGATTCGTCGTCGAACCCGAGGGCCGCGGCGACGTCATCGGCGGTGGCGAGACTCACAGCAGCTAGCTACCGGTGCCCGCGTTGAACACAGCCACGCCGTCCGAGCGGAGCACCTTGGCGCCGTAGACGTGCAGCATCCGGATACGGTCGGCGACCCGATCGTGGGCGCGCAGCGCCTCAACCTCTTCGATCTGCGACACGTAGCCGATGGCCCGCTGGTGGAACAGGACGAACTGCGGCTCGTCCATCTCCGGCAGGGTGTTGCTCTCGACCACGCGCGCGCCACCCAGGGAGCCGATGGTGCCGTCGCGCAGACCGGCGGTGTCGCCGCTGGTGTTGAAGTTGGTCAGCTTCGAGTCGGCGCCCTTGAGCAGGGCGGCGAACTCGGCGTTGACCACGGCGACGCGGCCGACGAATGGCACATTCTTCTTGGTCAGCAACTTCTGCGCAGTGTTGAGCAGGTTGAACGCCTGGTCGCCCGTGGTCGGGGCGGTTCCGGGGACCGATACTCCGGCGTCGTCAACCGCCGCCTGGGCGATGTACTTGTCGGAGTCGACCGCCAGGGCCTGACCGGAAGCCGTGGTGAACTCGTCGAGCGAGCCGGCGGCCTGAATCCGGTCGATGTCCTGGACGTAGAAGTCCACGATCTTCTCCTGGTCGATCAGCAGATCGATGCCGGTGTCGGAGATCGCGTCCGCCGTGGTGGTGCGGGCAACGCCGCCCACTCCGGTCTTGTAGTCCTTCACGGTCGGAACGACCACGCCGGAGATCGTGACCTTGTTACCCCGAGAGGCCAAGCCTTCGTAGGTGCGGTTGACCAGGTTGCCGAACACGGCGGTGGCCTGCCACGACTCCAGCAGAGCGGTGCTCCACAGGGTGGGGATGAAATGCGTGAAAGCCATGGTGGCTCACATCCTTTCGATTACTGGTGAAAGTTCTTATCGACCCAGCAGCTTGTCCAGGCGACCGTCCTTGTAGGCGGTCATCTGCTCCTGCGGGGTGAGCTTCTTCAGCTCGGCCTCGCTGGTGATCTGCTTGGGTCCTTCCACGCGGTCACCGCTTTTGACGGTGGACGTGGATTCGGTGACGGGGGCGGTCGTCTGCTTTAGCGCCGCTTGCACCCGGGCGTTGATGTCGGCCAGGTAGCTTTCTGCGGCGGCTTCCATTTCCTCTTGTGTCGTGCCGACCACATACTTCGGATCGACACCTTTGACGCGGGCAACATCGGCGCGGACACGCTCGGTGTTAGATGCGTCAATCTCGCTGCGCAGCTTCGCCAGTTCGGCCTTCGGGTCGAAGTCCGGTGCCTTGGGGTCGGCCCCGAGTGCGTCGAGCAGATCGCGGAACTTCTTCGCGTCGTCAAAGTTCGACTTTGCGCGAGTTTCCCACTTGCGCTCGTCCTTATGGATGGCCCGGAGGCGCTCCAGTTCGGCACGGTCATCTGCACTCAGGTCCGCCGTTGACGTGGTGTCGGCGGAAGACGTAGTGGCGTCTGCGGTGGCGGTCTGATCGGCTGCCGTGTCAGCAGTCGAATCGACCGATTCAGAGGAAGTGGTTTCAGCCATGACGGCCCCCTAATGCGTTTCGCGGTTTGTGGTGCTGATGCCCTTCGCGGGCGAATCCGGTAGTGCTACACGCGCTTTTAAGCAGGCGTAGGCTCCGGAAGTCTCTTGTCTGCCAGCGGTCCGGTTTCATCCGGCTGCGGCTGTTGTGGCGGCTCGGGCGGTGTCTTCTCGGTGTCCTGAGCCTGTTCGGCGGCGCGGTCTTTGGCGTCCTGGTCGATCTCCTCGGGCGTCATGCCGAGAATGAGTCGCTGAACGGTCGCAATGGACAGCCCTGCGGCGCGTGCGGCGACGGCGGCCTGGTATTTCTCTGAAAGCATCACGCGGGCCGGGTCTTCGAACGCCATGGAAACGGTGTCGACATTCACGAAACCCTCGACGGCGAGCGCTATCACCAGGGCCGCCTCGGTGGCGAGCTTCACGCCGCGCAACACACGGTCACACTTGAAGATGAACGACTTTTCCGCGTTCTCCGCGCCGGCTGCCGACTGGTTCTGCGAGTCGGGAACCAGCATCGGCAATGGCGTCTTGGTCACCGCAGACAGGTGCCGGATGTAGTCGCGGACCGCGTTGAGCATCGGCATCGTGTCAGTCGACGACGACTCCCAGACCTTCACGCCCGGGGGAAGGTTCCACAACGCGGCAGGATGCGGCTCGAACAGCTTCGCCCAGTCGATCTTGTTGCCCTGCGGGTCGTTCTGCGGCAGGCCTGGATGTGTCTTGTCGTCGATCTGCAATGCGCGCTGCTTGAACGCCTGCATCGCCAGGGTGGTGATCTGGTTCAGGATCGCGCGGTTGATGCGGTTGATGATGTCGATGTGGGGCTCGAACTCCCCCATGCCGCCGAGGTTGTCGTAGACCACAACCGGGGGCGGCCCATCGGTGATTACCGCATCGCTCTCCGCTTCCCATCCGCCCACTGCGTGCGGAACGAGAACCTTCATTTGACGGTCGGAGTAGCACGGGCGGGAGAACTTCTGCTTGGCCCCGTCCGCCCAGACCATCGCGTAGTCCTTGATGTCATCGAGGTCGCGCCAGATCCGCACCGCCGCACGCACTCGCCACGGCTGAAGCGGATCGACGGCGGCGATCATCGTGCGCGGCGAATCGGCGGTGATGACCGCCTTGCCGTCGTCGTCGTTCCACACCGTCAAATAGGACCGTCCGAACGTCGTTCCGTACTCGACGAACTCGCGTATAACCTGATCCATCCGGTTGTCCCGATAGATCCGCGCTGCCGCCTTGGCGACCCGCGACTTCACCGACCCGCCGACAGTCACGCCAGCCGGGACGATGCGGTCACACACGGCGTCACGGATCAGCAGGCCGAAGTTCGTGCGAGCCTCGCACTGAAACTCCCGCCACGCCTCGCGGGTATCCTTCGACAGCTCAGGAAGCGGTGCGTCGCCATTGACGTAGCACTCCAGAAGTCGGTGCCGCGCGTAGTTCAGATCCATACGATGGGTGAGTTTGGTGAGCCATTCCTCGGGCGTGACCGCCAATCAACTCACCTCCCAATGTCATCGGATTCGGAACGGCACATACACGGACGGGCCAGGCTTTGCGCCACTACGGCGCGCATCCAGGCAGGCCGCCCAGGCGAGCGCCAATGCCACTGAAGCGTCGATCTTGTCGACCAGACGCCCGTCTTGCTTCTGGGGAACCCATAGCGGCTCACCGTTGTCATCACGCACCCGCAGCTCGTTGCGACTGGTGTTGCCCATGTGCCGCAGCAGGTCTGTGCGGTACGGTCCATCGCCGAACGTGATAGCTCCGGATGCGATGGCCTCGGTCAGGCCTCGCATCACGAACGCCATCAGGCGATGGCGGCTCGTGAACCACTCGATGATCTGATCGGGCCAGCGTTGCGCCCAGCCGGCGACCGTCTCGGTCCAGTGCGGCGGGTCGCAGTAGCAGCGCCATACCTTGAAGCGCCGCATCGTGTCATCGAGTAGTTCGGTTACTTCAAGCTCGGGTACCGACCATTCCTCGGCGTCCTGCGGGCGTTCCCACATGCCTAGTAGCTCGGTGATGCCGGTTTCGATGTCGACGGCGACAAGTGCTGTGGCGTCACGGAAACGAGCGCCGTCGAAGCCCAGGGCGACGAACGCACCGTCCGGGATGCGGCCCTTGACTAGAAGCTCTCGCACGCGCGGCATATCGAACGCCTGCGACTCGCCTTGCCGCCAGCGGTTGAGCCACACACGTTCCCAGTAGCCACGATCCGCGCCGCGCCGATCCCAGTCCCGCGCAATCCGCTCGAACTGCCCCGGCCCCCACTCGCCGACCGGGCCGGTCGCATCGGCGACGGCGGCGATGCGGCCTTCGACAGTGGTCAGGTCTTTGTGTTCCTCGCCGGCCCAGCGGGCGAAGAAGAACAGCGTCTGGTCGTCGGCCTTGCCCTCGGCGATGTCCTCAGCCTCTAGGCGTAAGTTCTCCTCGATGGAGCCTTGGCCCGGCTTGCCCGCGGTGCTGGTGTACAGCGTCCACGGGTCTTCCTGGGGCCGCTTCGGCATGTTCTGCAACATCGTTTCGTGCGCGTCCAAGTGACGCTGCATAAACAGGCGGTGCGGCTCGTCGAAGTGCTGAAACGTCGTGCGGGCACCGTCACGACTACCCGGGGCGTTCGACACCGCAACCAGTTCGCCATCATTCGAACCCGTGGGGCTGAGCCGGATGATGCGATCCTTGGAGATAGCGAACAGCTCCTGGTCGCAGCAGTTTTCCAGGATGTTCTTCAGCACCCCGTAGGCCAGCTCCTCGACCTGGCCCTCAGTGACGGCCATCATCGGGATGTACGGCGAGCGCACCGGACGGCCGACAGGGTTGCCGTTGGCGTCGAAACCATCACAACGCACCGGAGCCTCGGGGTGAAGCTCTGCGCCCGCGATCCACGCGGCGAACTCGGTCTTGGCGAGACCCTTACGAATCTCGTAGCCGCCACGATGAAAACGTCGTCTACCAGCAAGTTTGTGACCCTGTGGATACAACTCGTACAGGCGACACAGGACCGCCCGCTTCTCGGCGTCGAGCTTCGCCGGCTGGCCCTCAAGTGAACCGGGGCCGAACGTGAACCGATCCTCGATGAAGTCCGCGAGCTGGTTACCGAGCGTCGGAAACGCCAGGTCGATCGGCGGAACCATCAGAACCGCCATGTTGGCGACCTACTGCACGAGCGTCAGGCGCGCATCATCCGATGTCGACGGCGCAGGTGCATCAGTCGCGGCGGCCGGCTTGGCGCGCTTACTGCCGCGCGCCTTGGCCTCCTCGCTGCTCTGGATCTGCCACTCAAGACGACGACGCGCCAACGGGTTCGTCCCGAAATCAGCGTCGGCCTTCTCTAAGCGCACCTGAATCTCGGCGCGCTCCTTCGGCGTCCCGGCCATCCAGAAGTCGTTCTGCAACATCGCAACCCGGAACATCCCCGACAGATCCGCCGACTGATACTCCGGCGCCATCGGTGAAGCCCACAGGTCAGCCCACCAACGACGAGTCAGTGGATGCCACTCGACACCTTCGGGCAGGTCAGGGGCCGAAACGTCATGGTCTTCCGATAAGGTTCGGCGCGTGGTCGACTTGTTGCGACGGGCGCGGACCGACGCGTCTTTCAAGTGTGCTGGCATTTGCTGGGACCTCCCGTTGCGGGACTTGTTTGCTGGCATTTGCTGCCGATTTTCGAACGTCCGTTCGTATCGAACAGTTGTTCGGGTTGTTCGCACGCGCGTTCGATCGTCGGGAAGCGTACAAACGAAAGTTTGGGGGGGGCACAGTGCTTCGGTGACTACCGGGGGTCGGGGTGGCCCCAGGGACTCCCATTATCGAACTGACGTTCGAATGAAGCGAACTGATGTTCGATCGACCTGGTGTTCGAATGGATATTAGATAGGTACTCTAGTTAGCTGGGACTCTTGAGCCTCGGCCTGTGTCTTGACTCGATGACATGAAGTGCAGACCGACGCGAGGTTTGAGTCCTCATCGCTACCTAGGTTGTCGATGTGGTCGACGTCCGTTGCTCGAACGGTGCACACGCCTGGTAGTCGTAGGTAGCACGTCCAGTTGTCTCGATGCAGGATACGTGCACGGATCCTGCTCCAGCCTCGCGGATGTCGACGGCTGGTTGACCATGTGCGCTGGTGTGTTGGGCAGTGAGTCGTGCCGGCCGGAAGTAGCTCCATGCAGTCACGCTCGGCGCAGTACTTGGGCGCCCGTCGCATCAGGCCGCGCTTCGTGATTGGCGTCGCTCGTACCGACTGGGCTGCGGGAACATCGATTCCAGCCAGCCCTGAAACTCTCGGAAGCTCTGGGGCTCCGTTGAGAGATAGGGCTGGCTGATCTCGCCGCCGTGGTATGCCTTGACGTCCTGGCGTCGCCGTCCGCCGATCTTGTTGAAGACCCCGTATAGCGTGCGCCACTGTGGCGGATTCGCGGGTGTGACGTACTTGAACCGCTCCAGCGTCTGCGCCATCTTGGCCTTGTTGACCGGCAGTGGCACGTGCAGCTCGTAGCTCAGCGGATCGGGTATGCCGTTCGCTTGTAGGCAGACCAGTGTC